AATCCTGTCTTAGTTAATTTAACATATTCTTCTAAATTATACAAGCAATTTATTTCTTTTTTTACAAAATCTTTTGCTGATACACCTTTTACTCTGGCTTTTCCAAAGAGGTGTTTTCTTGCTGTCATAGGATTTATACCATCTATTATTTCACCATATGCAAATTCTAAACAGTAAGTCAATACAGCATTGAACTTTGCCAGTTTAATGATTGTCTGTTGTGATGTTCTACCACGCATAAAACCTGAAAGACTATCTTCTATATAAATTTTATCAACATGGTCAAACGGATCTATATCTGTAATAGTATCCATTGTTAATTCAACTTTATCTCTGATAGACTTTTCTTTTTGAATGGGTATAAAACCCATATCTATAACTTCTGAGCCGTCAACAAATGCGTATCCTACTGTAGTTGTCGAGGCATCCAAACCTAATTTTTTCACTAATAAATATTTTTCCTATTAATCTTTAGATAGTCTTTTGCCATCTTACGACCAAATCTTTCTGCCTTTTTTTCATAGTAATTATCATCATGAGCATCTCCACCCCTATCAACCGCCTTATTCATCTCCATTTCATATTTGTCTTTATATCTTTTCTTACCAAGTTTTTTAGCATCCATAGCGTGGTCGATTTCGTGAAATACTGTAACTAAAAAATCTTTGAAATCTGATGTTGGTTCTATATAAATAGTATCTGTGTCTACATTGTAATCTGCTTTAGTTCCTTTTCTTTTAGCAAATACAACCTTTGATTTGAGTCCGGCTTTCTTAACTATCTGTTTTGCCGTATCATAAAAATCTACTCTTTCTTTTATTTCGTTTTTTGGTGATATTCTAAAATTCACAACCTTTTTTCCATTTATTGTTGGCATACCATGTTCATCTTTTCCTATGGATTTGACAACAACTTTTTTGTTTTTGAATCTACCAGCTAATATAACATCGCCAACCTTAACATCCAAGACAATTTTTTCAGTAATTAAATTTAACAACTTTATCACAATCTTGAGCTTCCTATTACAAAAGCACCATTCATAGCTGGTGTGTATGCTAAATGGTATGTATTTCCATCCTTCATTAAATAAAAATGTGTTGGACCTGACTTTTCTATCTTATACCCACTAAATCCCCTTTTCATATCTTTAATAAAAGCTTCTAAAGGATATTCATATAGTTTTCTACCAGGCACTACACTATCGCCAACCTGATAATCTACCTCTACACCTTTTCTCTTTGCCCTATCAATTGGTTTTCCAAAGTCTCTTGGTGCTGATATTTGAATATCATAAGTTTTTACTATCTTTTTCAATTTACCATATCCTAATTCTTTAGACCTTTTTTTAAATGCCTTATCAAAATCTTTTAGAAATTGTTTTGACGCTCCTTTTTTAGAATCTCGCATAGCACGAGTATCTGCTGTTTCAAATAATAAATCTTTTAACTTAATCATCTTTTTTCCCAAATGCTTTCTTACCCCATATGTAAGAAATCTTATCGTCTTTTATAGGACCACCTTTTGCCCATGTATGACAAGCTCTCGCTGAGTGACACTTAAAATGATGCATCCAACAGTAACCCAATACACCTTCATCGTCTGATGTTTCACCTGGCATACATTCTAACATTCTTGGTGATATGTCAAATGCCGTACAATTAGCACAAAGAGATGTTCTTGCTGCCTCTACTGTAGTGTTCCATTTCTCTGCAACCTTTTCCCAATAGTCACCTGGCTCATCTACATTTAAAGGACCGTAATTGTAATCCCTCACAGTAGCATCTCTGTTTTTTGTATTTATCGCGATGTCTTGAGTTGCTGGTGGACATTCTTTGAACTTTTGTTCTAGTAAATCTGTTAACTTAATCATATTTAACTACCCTCGCATCCATTTTAATATTTGGATATTTTTGTTTTAGTTTTTTGACTACTCTTACATTCTTTGGAGAATCATCAAGAAACAAAATATCATCATATCCATTTTCTATCTGACCTTGTATCCAATCAGCTTTCTTCTGTGGATTACTATCTCCTAATGCCACGACATAAACATCATCATATCCAACATCTTTTAAAAATTTTTTAACAGGTTTATAAGCAGCTCTTGCTGTCAATACAGTTAATCGTCTACTACCACTTGCCTTGTAAATATTTTTAAATACTCTGAACATAGCCTTTATCATCTTAGGTTCAATTACTTTATCAAAATCAGAAAAGTCAAATTCATCTCCTGACTTTTTATTGTATATAGCAAATTGACCAGGTGTCAAAGCTTTTCTTTTTCCCCTATTATTTACATACACTTTCGAGTTAGACTTTACTAATGTATCATCAAAATCAAATACTCTTAGTTTTTTCTCTAAGAGTAAATCTTTCAACTTAATCATTTTATACCTTTAAGAATAAGTTGCCTTTCTACCCACTTTTTTCCACGATAATTTTTTACTGGTTTTTTAATAAATGAACCAATACCTTTTTTTACTAACATATTAAATTTTTTGGTTGCTTGTTTTTCACTTAAGGTATTTGAATTATCAACCATCATAAAATTTGCATTTCCAAAAAGACCTTGAAAGTATATTTTATTTTTCTGAACATCATTCCAAGACTCTTCTACAATTTCAGGATTAAGTTTTCTTGGTCTTTCCATATTTCTTTTTTGTGCTACTTCTAAATCTGTATGGACAAATACCATAAAACAATCATATCCTATTTCTTCTAATTCTAATTTTCTCTTTCTTATCTTATCAAACTTATGACCTGTCCCATCTATAATCATTCCCAAACGACCTTCCATATACAACTTCTGTCTCTGTCTAGTTAGCTCTTTTGCCCTACCTCTCAATCCACTATAATCTTCATAATCAGGATCTGTAAGTTGTCTAAATAACTCCTCTGGCATATCATCTAAGTCCGTTCCAAATCCATACTTGTTTAACATACGAACTAACTCTTTATCTTGATTTACAAGTTTTAAACCATAAGCTGATACATTTACTTTTTTTGGAATACCAAATAATCCACTTCCAACAAAACCTTTACCACTACCAGGTCCTCCAGCAAGAAATACTGCTTTAAGTATACCAGGATCTAAAACTCCCTCTAATAGTATTTGTTTTAAATGTACCATTACATTTATAAATATAAACTAAAATGGAAAGGTGAAATTATATATTTATTTTTGTTTTGAGTTGACCAAAACCACCTTCATACCTACCACCTACTACAATTTCATATTGACCAGATGGTATGTATTTAGTTCGTTCAGTTTTATATAATTTCCAAATATAAGTAAAATCTCTGTGTCTACCATCATCCCAAGGATCTCTGTCAAATGGTTGCTCATGCACAAGCACACCAGTTTCAACATCATAAATCCATAATTTTGTATTTGAGCGTGTAACTCTATATTTTATTTTCACAATGTCACCCCAAGCACCATCCCATTTTTCATGAGTGGTTTTCCAAGCTATTAAGGGAAAAATCTCAAAAGAATTTTCATCAATTTTAAATTCTTGTTTGAGCTCATCTTTAGGACTTAAAATAAATGTAAGTGATAGTATAAGAAAAATTAAACCAATAATTATTCTTTCTATCTTTTCTGTTTCTAATATCATTAACAATAACCTTTTTTTATTTAACTAAAATATACCAACAAAAAATCATAAAAGTCAAGAGTTTTTTATTTTACTTTTTAAATCTAAAAGCAACTTATCCATTCTAATTAATTTAGGATGATTAGGATTTTTATCAAATAAATCATCCCTTGTGTTCTTTAATTTACCATAAGCTTTTTTATAATCTTCTATAGAAATTCCTTTCATTGATTTTCTATAGTATAAATGTGCTAACGCTTCATCTTCAGCTTCAGCTCCACGAACACCAGCAACTGCTGTAATGTATTCTGTTTCATATACTTCAGTTGTTATTTCTTGTATTTCTTCCCATTCAGCTTGTTCCCACATAGCATCCATGTCAAATACTGCATCGATATCCATGTTTTCAACTTCTTCCATATCTAAACTATCTTGAATAGCTTTCTCTCTATCTCGTTTTGCTCTATCTATAGCAAATAAAGAATCATAGTAAACATCTTGTAAGGAATCACATTCTGATAACCATTGACCATAATTTTTCCAATTAGGTTTACCCCATTCGTCTCTGAACTCTGTGTCATCACAAGATTTACCTCTGAAGTTTGAGAGTTTATTTTGACTTGTCTGTATAACCTGACTATAACTTAGTTGGAAGTTCAGACAAATAAAAATTAGTGGAATCATATGTGAAATACCAAATCTCATCATTCATTCTCCTGTGATATAGTTTAGTTCCATCAAATTGCCATTCGTTATCTTGGTCAGGTATTCCTAACTCATGAGTAACAACGACACCTCTTGTACGACCTAAAACAGATAGTGGGTGAGCAGGCCACCTTTCTACTCCTATTGTTTCCTTTTTATATTTTGCGTAATCTTCTAATCCTTCCCAAATTTTATAAGTAAACTTTTTTTCAGCTCTTAGTTCTTCTAATTCAATTCTTTTTTCATATCTTGGAACAACCATAACACTCATAATACCAATAATTAGAGTTACTATTACTAATTCAATAAGTGTAAATCCTTTACCATTCATTAAATTTCTCCAACTACAAATTCGTTTAGAGATGGGCTATCAGGATCTATATCTTTTATTACAATTCTTTTTGTTATAAATCCATATTTGCTTGTATCATCATCCCAATAATAATTATATGGATTGTCGTTCTGATTATATGGTAAATCACCACTAAATAAATTATCTGGTGTTCTACCATCCTCTAAATTAATTTCTCTGTATGTTGAATCCATTAAACCATTTTCTGGCAATTGCGGAAAGTGTGGGTTTCCTTTCATATGGTTTAAGTAATAATACTGCATGAAAGTATTTTTTATAGTCTCCATATTAGATAAATTTACTTGTCTTTGAGTTCGATTTGTCAAACTATTAAAAGTGGGGACTAACGAACCAACGAGAATCCCCACTAATGTTATAGTTACAATCAACTCAACCAAAGTAAATCCGGCAGAGCTTTTCATAAGTAACTCCTATAGATCAGCTCTAGAACCTAAAGTTCCGACATCAGCATTATCACCTGTTTGAGTTCCTTTATCATATTCCCAACCAACTCTAGAATTGTCACCTCTCTGATGTGTGATTTTGTTTGTAGTGGTATTATATGTCCACTCACCATCTGTATCAGCATCATCATTATCATTGGCATCATATCCAGCGGGCTTTGTATCTAACGCATCCCAAGGATTATCAGGCCAACTTCTACGACCATTTTCCATAAGTTGTTCTACGGCATATGTTTCTAAGCCAGCTCTTATAGAAGATATTACAGCATCTTCTGCAGCTTCCTCAGCCTTAACAACAGTTGAGGCATATCTAGGAATAGCGACAGCAGCAAGAATACCTAAAATGATTGTAACCATTATTAATTCAATAAGGGTAAATCCTTTATTATTCTTCATTGTCATTCTCCTTCGTATCTTTTACGGTACGAGTGTTTTATGTAACTGAGCTGGATTTTCAGCATCAGCTACGATTAAAGCAGGAGCTTTAGCGGTTGAACCACTTCCACTACCTGGTATTACTAAGTAAATGTAAGCACCATCCTGAAAGGGTGATGATATACCATTGTTACCCATGTTTTTCTTGAAGTCAGAGGCACCATCAACATCAAAACCAACTGATGTTTCAAGACTCATCCAATCACCTTGTAGAGCATCTTCATCATCAATTGCTGGTGAAAACACATATACGAAGTCTGAATTATCAGAAGTATAAGAATCAATATCAGCAAGAATATCTTCTACATATGTTTCTAATGCTTCATCAGTATCGACATCACCTGGTAAACCATACCCACCAACTTGAGCGTCATACTTAGATTGACCTGGAAAACGACCTTTTCCTTCTTCAGATACAGCAGCGTTGTAGTAGTTATTAGCTACAGTTAAAATCTTATCGATGTTATTCATCGTTTTCTTTTCTTTAGCACCACTTCCAACAGCACCAAATTTTGGAGCAGCAGTAGTTGCTAATGTAGCCATAAGAGCAGTAGTAACAGCAAATTCAGCAAGTGAATTACCTTTGTTACTCTTAAGTTTTTTAATTAAGTTTGTGAACATTTCAGTTCTCCTCATTGAATTAAGTTTCATACCGTTGTTGGTACTTACCTATATAGTACAATAACTATACCACAATGTTGTTTTTTTAGAATTTTTTTTATTTTTTTAATTTGTATTAATATTGTTGAACTTAGAGTATAAATAAAAAAAAACCCCACGAATGTGAGGTTTTCAAAATGTTACATTGTGTATCAATAAATTACAAACGGTAATCTACTTGTAACAAAATTCCAACAAATAATACCAACAAATGCTACAACACCACCCAACATAGTAGCAAAAGCATCAGGATTACTCCAACCACTTGATGAATTATATTTATCATATATTTCTTTACCAAATGCGAGTACACCTAATACTATCCAAGATCCTGTTATAGCAAATCCAGCAGCACCTGCCATAAAATGTAAAAACTTATCCACACCCCATTGTAACATAAAATCATTAAATTTACTCATCACACTCTCCTAAAATACATCCTCTGCTAAAATATCGTCTATAGCATTTTTAATGTCTTTGTTGTCTACATCTAATTCCCCATCCATGTCTGCTTTCCAAGTTTCTTTTTTAGAACCATCGTAAAATAAAGCTACAGATGGAAAATTTCTAAATCTTAATTTTTTCACCACTTTTGGAGCATCTTCACTTTTCATCCTTACAATCTCACAATCTTGGTATCCTTTAACACCTTTTAAAATGTCTTCATCAAAATCTTGTTCTTGCCATTCCGCAGAGACTACAACTACAACCATACCACCATTTACTGTTTCTTTAAAATTTTTATCATTTACTTGACCGAAAGTAACAGAAAGAAACGATAACAATCCTAATGTGTATTTCATAAATAACTCCTATTTGTCCTTTTTCTTAGCGACTTCAACTCTTAAATTTGAAACAAGTTTTTCGAGTTCTTCAATTTTTTCTTCAAATTCTTCAATGTATTCATAGACATCATCCATATCTTTTTGTAGTCCACCGACTTGTGTTTTATATTGTTCATAAGAACGAGGCCAGTTGTGTCCATCAGGTTTAGATGGATACTCATCACCAAATATAGATTCGATAGATGGTGGTTCTGGTAAGTTTTTTGCTTCTTCTATCTCTTGTAATAACATATAGTATCCACCAACACCAGATGATATTATAGCAACTAATGCTACAATTGTTTGAACAGACATTGTAAACTTTGTGCCCATAACTTTATCTTCTGATAATTCAACGGGCTTTTTTTTCTTTGGTTTTTGTTTTGACTCTTCTTTTTTAACAGGTTCTTGATGTATTTCCTCTGTCTTTTCTTCATGATGTTTGGTATCTTCATCAGAACCCAAAAGAGCATTGGTTATATCATCAAAATCACAAAAACCTAAATCAACTAATATTTCACCAATTGTGCGTTTGTCACCCTTTACTTGAACTTGTAGTGCCTTATTCAACTGTCGTTTAGTGATGATATCCTCATCACACAATAACTTGCCTATTTTTATATCACCGTTCACTAATAAACACCTTGATAAAATGTAGCTTCTGGATCTGAACCTACTTCCAAGTTCTCAAAAATAATTACACCATGTTGCATTTCATTTCTATAAGGATTGAAGAAGTATCCATCAGCTATACCATCTACTTTACCATCTTCATACTTACTAATTGTTGCTTGTGCAAATTCTGTGAAATCGGATAGTCCTACAATTTCTAATGTGATTCTACCACTAGTGGCTTCGAGTAAATCAGGTCTAAGTGAATCAACTGCAGCACCACCTATGTATAGTTTCTCATCTATTGGTTGTCCATTATCTGCTCCATCATTATCATACATAATCAAAGCATAATGTTCTTTTTCAGGTGTAACTCTACCATCTTCTCTCTGAAAGTGAAGCACAAATATTTTTTTTATAGAACCATCTTCTTGTACCTCTGATGCCCCATATGTTGTAATACTTTCGTAATACTCTCGTGCAATAATTTCTGCACCATTTACAATCATTTGAATGTTTTCTTGAGGTTCAGGTAGTCTATCATCCTCACAAGTAACAAATAATATTGAAAATAATAAAAGTAATCTTTTCATTTTACCATCCTACAAACTGATAATTTACACCGAACTTAATATCATAAGCTGGTCTTTCCCAATAATTTAAGTAACGACCTTCTGTAAACACACCTAAATTATCTTTAATTTTTACACCAAATATAGCACCAAAATCATAATCATTCCAACTATGCCACATCGGCTCCATTAACATAAATTCACTTGGTTCACCACCCTCTTCTAAATGTGTTGCGTAATGTGCTGCATTATGGTAAGCATAATCAGTATGACCATAATGGTATGGTAACCAATTACCCCAAGAGTGTAACCACCAACTATCAGAGTAGTGATACCAATCCACACCTAAAACTATTGATGTTTCACCTTGATATCCTAACTCTTTTTTCTTATCACCGATGTAATTTTCTAACATTCTAGGAAAGTGATATATAAAGTATTCTCTATCAGTATAAGCAAATATTCTACCATCAACATCTCTCCACAACCAATCATGTCCCCAATACTCTCCACGACCATTCCAAAAAGGTCCTTCTCCTTCAACCTCTCTGATTTCACCTGTTTCGGGATCTACCTCGTATAGTGTTCTTTTTTTCCAACCAGTTGGTGAATTCGGGTCAATCATAGTTGAGTCATACCACATATTATCATCTATACCAAATGCCTTTTCAGCAAATTGCCACCATGCACCTTTATACCAAGTCGTGTCTAATACCATGGCATCAAATCCATAAACAGGATGTTGTCTATGTTTTAAACCGATACTAAGATGTAATTTATCATTTAGAATTTCTGGTGTCCAATGTACTCTTAAATCACCATGAACATAACTAATATCTTCAAGACCTAATTCTGTCATACCAACTTTAGCCATAGCCCATTCGCCGATATATCGTATCCAATATTCTTGATTGACATAATCGTCTCCCCATTGTCTACCTTCAGAATATTTTAGTAAATACTCCCAACCCTTTACAGGACCAAATGTGGCACTTTCGTTAGAGTTCTGTTCTGAACCATCATACCAAGTTCCACCTTTACCAGCAGACTTCACACCTCTCTTTGGTTCGTATTGAAATCTACCAATCTTACGAAGTCCAAATGATGTTTGAAAATCAGGTTCTAATTCTCTTTCAGTTCTTTCTACTTGTAGAATACCCGAAGATAATCCACCAACAATAGCAAATCTATCATCTTGGTGTCTTGGTGCATTTAAACTAAAACTACCATATGCAGTTGAGTATTGTAAGAACTTCCATATTTCATTTTCGCCGAACAAAGATGATGTTAGGATTATTCCTATTAATAGTTTCTTTAACATCTGTTTCTCCTAATTTGTTTTAAGCTACCATCCACCATGCAGCACCAACCTCTACTATGATATCAGCTGCCGTGTTGTATGCCCATTTCTTTTTACTACCATAGACTCTCCAATCCTCTATGATATATTCAAATATTTCCCATGCAATTCCAATTATAACTACCCACATTACTGCCCAAAAGTCAGTTGCTCCCAACCATTGAGCTATTTTTGCAATAAATAAACCAGCTGCTATGTGATATGATGTCCAATGGTCAAGTTGACCTGAATCTAATTGCCATTGTACGATTTTATTTAAGGGTGTATTCATAATATTTCTCCTATATAAATATGTTAATAATCCATTCTCAATAAGAACTTCATAGGTAATTTTTTACTTTTTGGTATTGGTTTTGATAATTTAGCATAACCAATTAAACTATTTTGGTCATCATATAATCCTATTTCTGATATATAATTTGGAAAATCACTACCCGTCAAATTATCTTTTAATTGACCTAATCCATTTCTATGAAAGGTAGTAACATTAGTTGTATTATTAAGTTCATTTGGTTGTGTATCACAAGTCCACTCATAAGTGTTAATAGTATGTATTCCTTGATAATTAATCTCATAATTACCACTGGTAACATCTGTATAATCATTTGCTCCATCAAAAGATGCTGTTTCAGTAATAGTAAACACTCCTATATCATAAAATATATTGCCAACATAATTGTCTTGAGATGATAAAGCAGATACCGATTGTGAAAAAGTAGCATTTGTAGAAAAAAGATTTCCATTACTATCGTCTACTATTCTAGCACCAGTTGTAGTATCATTTAAAACAAAGCTACCTTTTTTTATGCCCTCATCAAATTTTGATTGTGGAATAAAAATAATAGAGCCACTTTCGTAAAATTTATTTAAAAAAGTTTTTTTACCAGTGCCGTCATTTCCTATTGTAAATGATTCATTAAAAGCCGTTTCATTTATATGTGAACCACTAAAATAAAAATTTATACGAGCAAAATCGTAGTAACTTTTAGATACAGAATTAGATGAGGCTGATAAAAATTGATGTCGTGTTATATCAGACTGAGTTAGGTTAAAAGTCTTATTAGACTTATACTCATAAGTGTTTTGATTATTAGTTGTGAATTGTTTATACATTCCATAACATTAGTAAGTCAAACGAACCTTGACAATTGCTTCAGAACTAAAGTTTTTATTTATCGGAGAACTTAATCTACCAACAGCCAATAAAGAATTTTGATTATCATATAATCCCACTTCACTAATAAAAGTTTGTGGATTTGTTACCATATCACTATGTCTTATTTTATAAGTCGAACCACTCCAAAAAGTTATATTTTGTGATAGATTATATTCACTAGCTTTAGCTCTACAAAAATAATCATAGATGTATTGTTGTTCTTCTGAGCGAATTGTTATTGAACCCTTTTGTATAGCAGTTCTAATCTTGTTAGCGTTATCAGCCGCATCTGCAATTCTAAGGTCTGGTGCCAACCCATTACCAGTATTAGTAACCCCATGACCACTTCCACTTGTTACATAATTAGGATCACCAGGTAAACTTGATGAAAGAGCATTAGCACTTAGCACCATTAGACCAGCATCAGGATAAAAGAAACCATAAGTTTTAGAAGTATATGCTTCTTTAACACTTCCAGCAGAACCAGATACAACATGATATCTTGGACCAAATGGAGCAGATTCAGCATCTACATTTTTAGAATCATCAGTTAATGATATAGCATGAGCAGCTCCATTAGACAAAGAACCAGAGAGAGTTACTGTCCAAGTGCCAGGATTTAATCTATCTTTCATTTGTAATCTTTCAGCAGCAACAATATATACGTCTGACTGACTTACAGCATTGGCACCGTTAGTGCCGTCAATCATTATAAAACCAGTTCCATCTCTTAATTTTTCAGCACTTGTTTCTGTAAAATTATAAAATTGTTTATAAATAGCTTGAGTAGTTCCCTCTACAGTTGTTGATTGTTCAGCACTACCACTACCTTCAATGTGACCATAAGTTACACTAAACATGTCTTTACTATTGTGTTGTAAATTATAGTAGTAAGATTTTTGTGTGGTAGATAGTGAAGAGGTTGTGAAGCTGGAACCAGCAAGTGTTCCAAGACCACCATCAAAAAATCCGTTAGTCACAGTAATCTGTGTTGTTATAGTGTCCTCTGCTATATTAAATGTTTTCATCATGGCTCAAATCCTACGCTGTTGTATTATTAGCTTCTATGGTTACGGTTACAAATGCTGGAGCAGAACCATCTCTTGTTATTTCAACACCAATAGACCTTTGTGTGGTTATCTGCTGTGGTCTTGCATTTATTATTAATTCACTTTGATTAGTAATTGTAGCAATTACAGGATCAGGATGGTCAAATGATGGCAAGTTAGTAGCACTAAAGCCACCACCGATGGTCACTTGTCGTGGTGTTATTCCTGTAGAAGTTAAACCTCTAATATCTAATACCTTAAAAGTATACTCAGCACCTCTAACATTTGGAAAAACTCTTGGAATTATTGTAATAGGATTACTCTCAGTTTCACCAGGAATTTTACTTATCGTAACTGAAGTACCACTTGTTACAGTAATAAAAGAAAAGTTTTGTACATTTCTTTCACCTTCACCGTATAATCTATACCTTAAAAAAACATTATCATCAGGTACAGCTTCTAACATTGGAAGATTAGTTATTGCACTTCCATAAGCACTAGAACCAGACGGATGGTCTGCATTATAAAGTGTGTAGTCTACACCTGTATCTCCAAAAGCATATTGTGTGACGCCTAGTGGTTGTCCATTTGCTAACTTCTGTCGACCTAACTTAGTTAAGATGGCATCCACTATTACAGTATCATTATCTAAAATTCCCATAATTGTAATCCTTGTATTAAATTATATCTAACTATAAATATATCCAAAATTTATTTTACCTTATTACTTTTAACTTCTTAGTAGTATCTGAACCACCCACATTAATTATATAAGCTGAAATCGTTGGTGATGTATCTAATTCAGGATCGAAAAATGTTGGATTTGTACCATCATTTTGTGTTCCTTTGTAAATAAGATTTGTTAAATTATCTTTACTCGTACCAACCTTGAAATAGTGATTAATTGGATAAGTTATATTTCCATTCGTATCTGATTTAAAGAAAAGTGTTCTACCTACCATCCTACCATCTACAGTAGCATCATCACTACCAAAGAAAGATGAATAGGTATATCCACTTCCACTATCTACATAATAACGATTTCCAAAATGTCTAAAGTTATCGTGATGATTAAAAGGTTGCTTAGCACTTTTACCAACTCTATCTTCGTACGCACCACTTACAGGAAAATATTCTTCTATATCACCTATTGTTCTAAAGAAAAATCTTGATTCATATCTGTAAGTATTATAATCACCGGATTGACCTTGATTAGAAGACTTAAAGAAAATTTGATTTTCATCTTTTCCGTGATTTTTATAAAACTCATTTTTAGAGCCTAGTAATATATTAGTAAAATCATTTAAAGTAATATTAAAAACATTTTGATTTAATGAATCAGATAAATCAACTATGTCTATTGGTATTGCGTTATTTTCATGAAATTTTTCATTTGCAGTAGAAGTTACTCCCACATCACTAAGAACATTTACAGTTTGTTCTTTTAAATTTTCATTAGCAAGTGCCGATACAGAAAACTCATCTGTTGGAACATCAATTATTTTACTGTACTTATTTTGATTAAGTAAAACACTAACAGTTGGCTCTGATAAACTAGAAGAACCCATCACCTTGTTTGGATTTAATTGTGTTTGTAAAGAAGCTCTTTTTATTTTTGACCTGTGTAAAATATCATTTCTAACTTCATATGAAAATTCAATTTTAGATTTAGCTGGAATTACCTCTTCTAACTTTTCCATGAATCCAGAATCATCTGTGTGGTCTTCTATTGTAGACAAACTTTTAGGTATATCAACTGAAACACCTCTCTCAGTAACTAGTTTTTTTCTTAAATTTACTAAATCTCTATAAATTCCATCATTAACACCATCATCTAAATAATCATCTAAGACAAAATCTGACATAGCATTTATTATTATTGAATCTACAGCATCAACATAAGAATAAGTTTTTCCAACCTTATTAATAATTTGTACTTTAGGTATGTTTGTTCCATCTTTTACAGGTTGTTTTAGTGTAGAAATATTATTATTTAAATTCCCAACAACTTTCAAATCCGAGCCTATTTTGAATTGTTTATCACTTTTAATAGAATCAGTTCCCCTAACTTGAAAACTAAAATTTTTAATTGTTGATACGCTATTTTTTATTGATAAACTAGGCTGAGATGATAATGTTTTATCAAAACTTTTTATCTTACTTTGAGATGATATGTCTTTTATGACAGTTGAATTTTTATTTTCGTTTAATGGATAATGATAAACTAAATTATCTCTTGCTGCTGTAGCAGTACCACCAACTACGCTTTGATAATTTAGTATGTGTTGTTTAAATTTAGACATGCTAATGTAAGCATCCCAAGCCCTAATTTCAGCAACTGAACCAGTTATTTGTTCACCAAATAATAGATTACCACCAGTCATGCCTGATGCTGTTATAAAATTTTTGTTTATGTGTGATCCAGATAAATGTGATGCGAGAACACTAGAATCATGTGTGGACATACTTACAAATTGTATATCTTTTATTTTATCACCATCTTTTCTACCAACAAACATGTGATAAGATTGTGTAATTGATGTGGCCTCTGCTGTGTTACTAGCAGTCACTTCATTTCTTTGTAGAAGAACATTAAAGTATTTAAAATTATTTATGTCATTTATAAAATCTGTTGACATAGAAATATGATTAGTAGCTATATCAGCTCCGGCATGCTCTTTATAATTTAATCTGAACTCTATACTACCAGTGGTATTAGAAGATCCAGATGGTATTACTCTCAAATCCCAATTATCATTTGAACCACTTGACCTAACTAATGTTTGATTATTAGTTGTATTGGTTGTCCTAAAAATAAATTCTATACCGTTAGGTTTTGCTTCATTTGACCACCAATCTAAAGCTAGAAAATTAGAACCTGATGATAAATTTAGACTTCTGAATGGCTCTGTTCTTTCTAAAAATGAAACATTACCTGTGGTGTTTTTTAGACCATTATCTAAATCATTAACAACATTGTTAGTAAGGATACTAGGATTGTGTTCATCTATAGATCCTCCATATTCAGTTAATTTAAAAGTATTGGTATCATACCCATATAAATTTAGTAAAGTATTTAGCCCTTCAGCAGTTCCTTTTGTTTTGTAAATATAAACAATGTTATTTAAAATTTTAGTCCATAAAGAATTAATAGCTTTTTTGTCACCAACTTCATCTCCGCGAGTTCCTTCTAAATAATCTTCTATACTACCTGTTATTGGATTAAGTAAATCAAATCCTAACGAATTACCTATTATTGGTAATAAATTATCAGGAATAGAGTTTGGATTTTTATATCCCAACTTATAAAAATTATGATAATTATCTATGTAACTTCTTAACAAATCAAATTGCTCACCCAACATATTTACAAAGTCTCTAAAAACTTTGTGTTCGTCACCCTCTCTTAAAAATTCAGGTAAATTATTTATTAAAGAATGAATATTATCATTATCATAATTTTCAGCAATAGTCTCCATTGAATCATACCAACTATTCCATTCTGATGAACCATCATAACTACCACTAGATGGTCTATAAATTTTTGAAAATGGATGTATATCAGTTGGATTATTTTTTGACACAACTACATCAGTAAAAAATGCTTGTTTACGAGAAGTACCTTCAGTAAAAACAGGAAACAAATCACCTTGTGGAAGCAGAGAAGAAGTTATAAATTCCTCTGAATTAATAGTACCATCATTTTTAAAAGGTGTTGGAAAAATGTAAGGAGTGTAATCACCTGTAGCATCAAGCATACCATAAGCAAAACCGTTACCAGCACTACCACTAATTGAAGCTGATATTACATTTGAACCAGAAAGAATTTCCCAATCAATTGAATTTTTAATATAAGATTGTTCACCATCAATAATTGAATGTACACCAAAATTTTGTTTTGGTCTAAAATAATTTTGTTGTGCTTTAAAAATGTATCTTTGATAGTTTGATCCAGTGGTTTCTGGATTTAATATAGCAGAACCACTCCAAGCATCAAAAGGTAATTTTCTATTATTATTGTAAGCATAATTACCTAACTTGGTTTGACTATTGGTGTCATAATATTGATTTGCCTCACTACCACTTATATTTAAAGAGTATCCAACACTACCAGAACTTCTTAATAAAAAACTAAGATAGAAAAAATCATTTGAGTTATAAAAAGGTGGTTGTTCTACATTGTATAAATCAGTAAATAAATGTATGTGACCGACATGTCCTTTTTTATAAACTCTATCAAAACCATCAAAGTCTTGAAGTTTTGTTTCAGAGTTGTGTGTGAATCCAGATTGGACTTGTCCATAAAAATCTTTTCCAGCTAAGTTAGAACCAATTCCAGGAGCAGATGATGTGGAGTAACTTTGACCATCGTGATACATAAAGTGTTCATAATGTGTAAACTCATCTTCAACCTTTCTTATTTGTTCAAATAGGTGTTTTCTTCTCTCCACTACTTTTAAGCTACTTGTGAAGGCAAGAGACTGACTGATTTGATTATATAGTCCTTCTAATTTTACTACTTTGTTTTTAAAATTTTCTAACTTTGATTTTGCTGAACCAAAGAAAACATGATTATCAAACTTACCATAATCTATGTTAAGATTTAAATCTTTTTGTAAACGAGTTACTTCTTCTACTATATTTTCTCCATATGAAGCAGTTATAGAATTATAATTGACATAAGAATCATTAACAGATGTATTTTCAGTAATGTAGGTTTCATCTATAGTTAGACCTAATCCACTTATAGCAAGTTTTTCTCTATCTATGAAAAATATTGTTTCAGTCTGTGATGATAAAAACTTATTTGATATATGAAAATTTGACTGTAACTCTCTTACATCATTAGGCAAAGGTTGATTTAACTTTAAAATAAAAGTATTTTTATTATCGGTAACTCTGTCTAGAGCATATCCATTTATTGGAACTAAACGACCTTGTGTTAATTCTAAGTGAGAGTTAAATTGATAAGTTCCATCTTCATCGCCATCATTTAAAAATCCAAAAAGTTGATTTACATAATCATCATCCAATCCATTAGAATTTATATTCGTATCAACAACTAACCTTATTTCTTTTCTACTAGGTGATATTTCAGAAATATATAATTCATTGTTTTCTCTAAATCTAGTTATAAAATCAAATTGTAAATTATAGTTGTCCTCACTAAAACCTTCTCTATCTAAATACTCATTTGGTTTTAAAAATATTTGATTATCTCTTATGTAAAAATCATTTAATTCTAACTGTAATATTGTAGAATCTTGAAATAAACCAATATCTGAAAAGACAGATGTTTTTATTTTGGGAAACCCTCTTCCTTCATTTTGACCACCCAATTCATATTGAATTTTACCAAAACTTTCTTTATCAGTTACACCTTTGCTTTGCCAATAAGAGCTATTGGATATAGTGCCATTACCCCAATTCTTTTTTAAATCAAAATAACTATCTACATAGATTTCACCAAATGATGTGAACTCATAACTACCCGATGAAATCAATTCTAAAGTATCATCATTATATTGTCTTAATATTTCCATTAAAATGCCTGTTCATCTATTATAGTTTCTAGCAAAGGTGTTCTCATCACACCATCTCTTTGAATTTTACCATCTTGTGGTTGATTAACTTTATAGTCTCCAACTAAAATTCCTTGTTCTTCAAAACCCATTTGGTTTTGTATAATCAGAAACTCAGAATTTGCTGGATTTAAATCAACAACACACTTATCATCATCTATAAATATATCGGTAGCTAAACTATTGATTGGTAAATCATCAAAGCCATTTGTTATCCACTCTAACTTGTCAGCTCCAATAAAATCATATATGTCTCTTGGTTCTGTAAAAATTCTTGTTTGTGACAAATCAATTTGTCCAGGTCCTTCTCCTAAAAACCCATCATTTATTTTTTCTACATAATCCTTTGATGAAGCTTTCTGTAGGTAGTCCTCTGAAATAAAGTTGTCATCTTTTACAATTTTAGATACTGATGTATGATATTCTGATTGTTTATTAAATCCACCTATAATTACTTGATTATCTCCAATAGGTAAAAAATTAAAATCAGTTCCGCCAAATACAGCAAAATCTTGAGATTGTAAAAGTCCATCATTTACAACTATGTTTTTTGTTACAAGGTAAGTTTGTGTTAAAAAAGATTTACTCTTGTCATATCTATAAATAATTATTTTTATAGACTTGACTCCGGGCGTATTATAAACATGACTTACCGAATCTTGTATTGGAACTGCTTCTCTATTTTGTGATGCAAACCATTTTCGTAAAAAATAATTATCGCTCTGTGGATATTCCTCAACATCATAAAGGTTAAAAAAATATGTATCTCGTATATCGGTATTAGATAATAATTTTTTTTCATCGCCCCATTGAATAACTTGATAGGTAAAATAAGAATTATTTATTCCAAAATCTACATCCCCAACAAATTCAGCTATATCATCTTCACTTAACTCGGGATCTATATAAAAAAGATTGGATATATCTTGTAAATTCTCGTTTGATATTTCATTCTGAAATTCAAGATTATTAAATAATTGTACATTAAATGAAACTTCTAAAGGATAAGAAGTATCGTTATACTCAACTGATTTTTCTTTACCGTTATAATATAAAAGTTCATTTTGATTGACTGTTGTGGTATCAATTAAAAAAATTTCGTCATCAGGTCTTATATTATTAATAATACTAGAATCATCAAAAAAGAAATTATACTCAAAGTTTGGAGCTCCTAGTCTTCTAAAAAAATCAAAGGTTGGTTCATCACCTATAGCTTCAGAAGTAAAACCATCATTTAAAATATCCAATTCCCAAAAACCATCTTCGTTTATTAATGGAACAGATGATACATTACTTAGTATGACATGAATGCCTTCACTAGGATTTCTAAACCTAAGTTCTCTTGGAAAAAAAAGTTCATGTGTAAAATTACCAGCATAAGATGCTTCTTCTATTTCTCCTTCATCAAATGCTCTTTCATAAATCAAACCTTTATTTTCTCCAAAATCAAACTCAAATCTAAAACGATTGTCCTCTTGTATTTCTTTTATATAGGCTAAATTATTATTGTTAGGAAAATCCTCATTGACATCGATTTTTAATTCTTGTCTGAATTGTCTATTTTCCCATGTGTTTTGGTTGGTAGCACCTGAATAATAATGTCCCCAAACCTCCATATGTCTATCTTGTCTTAATCCACTTACAAATTCATCTAATGAATCTTGGTCATCTTGACTATAATTAATAGAGGGTATATTATCAGGATTTGCATTTATCTGTGTGGATGAAAAAGTAATAGTATCAGTTAGGATGTCACCATATTCCGCACCTCTTTGACCTGCAGTGCCCGATATCAGTTCTCTGTTATATCTAACTCTTCTAAGAGGATTAGGTCTTTCAAGTATACCCGCATTAAACCCAACACGAACATCTCTACCTCTAGGATCTGAAGTTGGAATTTGACCAGTATCTAATGTAAATACTCTATTGTCTTTTACAATTGAATTCCAATTTCCTAAAGAAAAATCTTCTAAGTTATCATTGTTCAATCCAAGTTCTTTTATAGAACCATCTGGATAAACACCTGGTGTTGACCAACTTGGATATTGTTCTTTTTTAGAATATTCCATTAAAATGCCTGTTCTGATTTTTCTGTTTCTATACCATCTGGTATTATTAAAGTATCAATTTTAAGTCTTAGGTTTTCATCAAGAGACAATTGAAAATCTTGATTATATTCTATTTTATTTATTTCTGTTTTGTCAATTATATCTTCGGTAGTTCCAAAAGGGATGTTATATTCAATATCTAATATTAAATTTTCATCCACTTCATTTAAATCAGTTATCGGTGACATTGTAGCATCACCATATGATGTGTCTACATTAACATCATTTTCAAAAATTCCATTTTCGTCTAACTTAGGCAAAATAGGATATAGATAATTATTTTCCCATTCTTGCAAACTATTATCAAGTATAACTATTTCATTATAAGATTGCCTTGGAGTTTTCATGCCACTAGATACTCCAATTTCATCATCAACACCAACATTCTTTACCAACAAAGTGTCTTTTAAATTAAAAAAATTATAATCATTTGGTATTATATTTTTCCAATAAATTTTTTCATTTGGGACATCACTATCATCACTTTCAAATCCTAGTTGTTCCCACATTGGTTTTACACCCTTATAAATTTTAGTTGTTGCTATATCAACATTATTTAAAGCAGTATCTTTAAATGTCAATAGATGTTCCAAGTTTAAATAATAAATCACCATCTTCAAAATTTTCTGGTCCTGGTTCTATAGTCATGTCTATACTATACCAACCATATTGAAAACTACCTGGCATGTCTGCATCACCACCAATAACAATAATTTGTTGAAGTCTAAATCCACTACGACTCTCACCATCTAATACAATTAAATCTTCTGGTGCTTGTCCTTGAATTTCAAACTTTACAAATAATCTTGGTCTAAGGGAACTATCACCTAATAAATCTATACTATTTATCTGATTTACATTTTCTCCATTTAGAATATCAAATTCATAAAAAAATTCACCTTCAACTACTATTTGTTCACCCTTATCGTTTGTTATTGTTTCACTTTCATTTGTTGATAGACCACCATCGATAAATTTTGGATAAAAATTTAAATTCTCTCCTTGTTCTACTATTTGTAAATCAATGTTAAAATTATAATCACAAGAACCGTCATCTGTGTTCGCGTTTGCTACAAAGTTGTTAGCATTGACATCAATACACCCAAATATTATTTCATCTATAAGTGGCTCAGTTGAATCACTTATCTCAATAGAATATGGATTTAAAAGTGATGTAAAATTGTCATTTAATTCTGAATTTATTTTATTTAAAAAATTAAATATTGTTAACCTATCTAATAGATTTAATTTTTCTACTAGTTTTGGCGTAGCACTTTCATTTTCTTGATTTAAAGTTAGTGGATTTAATCCCATTATATTAGCAGTCGATTTAACTAATGAAGAGTCTGAACTTAATCCACCTATGGTGGCAAAATTAGAAAAGTCATATAATTTTAATTCATAATTTTCAGAAGGATTTAATAAAATATTTGTTTGAAACTTTTCGTAGCCACCTATGATACGACCTTCATAGATAGCACAAACTAATCCAGTTATGGAGTAAAAACCTGGTTTTTCATAAAAGTGTTCTAATAGAGTTGTGCCCTCTAATAATTTTAATTCACTTGTGTGTTCTATTTGAGTGCCGTCACCCCAATCTAAACGAAAAAGATAATAGCCAGTATCTTCTCTATCTATAGAAATAGACTGTGATATGTAAAAATCAAATCTATTTTTTCCACCACCGCCAGTATATTTTTGTTTTGAACCATAAGTTTCAATATTATGAGATGGCGTTCTACCACTAGCTCTTGGATATAGATAGTAATTTATTTTACCCTCAGTTGCTAAATTGTATTCAGTTGGATTTATTTGTTTATCATAATATCTATCTAATCTAATTATTTCGTCATCATTGTTTACATCGGTTATGAATGGTAAAGCATCAATTGAATATCTATAAGTTGATGAAACATCAAAACTTTCATTAAAAACAATCTCCTCTTCATTATCATCAATAATAGGTCTAACATTCAAAGTAGTCTCTATTTTTCCTTTTATATATGACTGAAAAATATTTTCATCAAAATTAGAATTTTCCCAATAATCTCTATTATTAAGAGTGACAGTTCCTAAAGTCTGACGATTGTCTCTTTCCTCAGTAACTTTTGTTGAGTTGGGAAACTCGAATGATGAAGAATTTATAAAATTAGGATTATTATAAGTTAAATCAATTCCCCTATCGGGTTGAAATACTCTTAGTTGTTCATTACCATTACCACCCTCAGTTGGTGGTCCTACAGACTGTTCTGCTGTATCGAATAATTCCTCTATGGAAGTAAATTTTGACATAGTTCATTTATGATGGTGTTGTTGATACTTCCCCACCCGTTTCTTCTAACTCAGGATCTGGTAAATCTGGTGAAGTGGTGGTTGTTGTTTCATCTTCCTCTGTAGTAGTGACACTTAAATCACCTATCTTGTAACCTCGTGCCCTTAAAAGTTCTGATTTACTAATAATTTCTACTTTACACTTAGCACCAAGTCCACTATTTGATACCAAAGAAGCCTCATCAATAATCTCTTGACTTGGATTAGTAGCACTTACATAATTTAAATCTATGTGATTTAACCAATATTCTTTACTCTTTCGCAGTGGACTATCATTATCAACATTTAACTCATTGATATTTGGATTATAAGTAGCACAGATAAAATACCATTCATTTAAATCATCGGTTGGTATGTTTGGATAAAGTTGATGTATTACATCATTAGTATAAAAATCAATAGGACTACTTTGATTAACAGTTCTTCTAGCTCTATTTTCTACACCCCAATGATTGTCTCGTAAAGTCCCATCACCCTCTCTGACTGTTAATCTAATCCATCTTTTGTAATTATTAGCATTATCAACATTAGTTCTTGTTTCTAATCTAAATCCCTCCCCATTTTCATCTAAAGGATTACCAAAATTAAAAAGTGTTCCACCTTGTGTTTTTCCAACAAACCTTACCCACATAGTTATCGTAAAACCTTCAACCAAGTAAGAAGGTCCTGTAACACCATCTATCGTAACTTGTTTTTGAAACTCTAACAACCCATCATTTTCATTTCTTAATATTATAGCTTGATTTGGTTTTCTTATTTTAAGAAATCCATCAGATACATTTTCATAGTCAGGTCGTTGGTCAATCAAAGTTTCGATAACATTATCAACATCAGCAAGATATGTATTTAATTTATTTCTCATTGACTCAAGAGTTTTTCCTTGATTGTTAGTGTCTTGTTCTGCCTGAGAATCTAATCTAGTTATATAAGCATTAGTAAGGGATGGGGAAGCACTAATACGAGACTGTTCATCTTGGTCATAGTTTTGAGCTGATTCAACTATATCATTTCCATCATTGTCAACAAAAATAGGTTTTGGTCCTATTAAATCATTGAAGTCACTAAAGAAATCATTTATCTCATCCTGACGAGTTGTTTGGTTTGGTAGTAATTCAAATACACGAGTATCTAATACCTCACGAGCTTTTTCAGGATTTATTTTTACACCTGTTTTTGGTTTCGTCAATTGACTAAGATTTAAAATATTTATGAAAAATCTATCTCTTACTACAGCAGACATTAAGAACCTCCTGACTCTTGTGTTTGAATAAGAGCTTCATCATAGTATAATATTGCCTCTTCAGCAATAACAACATCAATTATAAGACCATCATTATTATATCTAATTACATATTGTTGTAGTTTAAAATATTCTCCAGGTTCTAATGGAGAGTCGAATGGATTAGAATAATCAATTTCATCTGGTAATACCAGATTGAATTTAGATTCAATATCAGTAATAGAATTTTCATGTATATTCTGACAAATTTGTTCAAAATTTTCACCTTGTAAATCTTCTCTATTTTCTAAAGTATTTCGGTCTTTTTTATAAAATACAAGTGGTTCGTTTTCATTACGACCTGTTTGTTTTTTTCCATCTCTTATTGTAGTTTGCATTGATAAAATTTGTTCATCACTTAGAGTATTATTCTCAAACCACTTCTTGTAAATAACATCACTAACTATTTCCCTAACTGCTTGTATAGTTTCATAACTAACTTCTTCAACAACATTAGCACTTTCATCTTGAACCATAGTAGTTTGAGAAATTAAACTTTGAATTATTATTTCTTCTGGCTTTAGCTCATGAACTACACCCAACACACCCTCATTAATCATTGCAGTACCATCTTCATGTAAATGATATAAACCTACATATGGATTAAGTAAATTTGGTAAAAGATAATCCGACCTAGGATCAGCAAAATACCAATTGTCCTCTTCATTAGCAACCAATCCAACTTCAACTATTGGATTTATCAGTACCTCTTCTTTTACCTCTTCTTCTTCTACCTCTTCTTCGTCTTCTACTTCTTCATCTTCTAATTCGTCTTCTACCTCTTCTTCTTTTACTTTTTCAATTGTTTGAAATACATCTAGTTCAAAATTAAGTATGTCACCAAAATTGGCACCAGAAACTCCTATATCTAAAGTTACTAAACCTCTAGACAAATCAACTTGTTGTAAAATTTTATCTACAAAAAAACCTCGTCCATCAGACAATGTAACTGCCATACCCTCTTCAACCTCTGTTAATAATTCACTTCTATTAAACTCAATAACTCTCCATACCCTATTATCACTACTTGTCATTTCAACTCTACCAGTTAATATGGTGTCTGTATCTTGCTGTTCAGTAGTCATCAATTGTTCACTAGCTGTGCTTTCTGTTTCACTTTGTTGAGTGGTTGTAGTCTGTCTAGAAGTTTGTTGAGTGGTTGTTTGTTGACTAGTTCTTTGTGTAGTCGTGGTTTGTTGACCACTTGTAGTTTGTTGACCAGTTCTTTGTGTAGTCGTAGTTTGTTGACCAGTTGTCTGTGTAGTCGTAGTCTGTTGTGGATCAATAGGATCTAAAGGTCTATCAGTTTGCTGAGGAGTTGTTATTTGCTGTCTATCATGATAAGACATATTAAGTCCTCAATATAAATTCAAAATCGTTGTCGTATATTATCTCCTGACCATCATTATGATTGACCTTTATTAGTATCTTATAAGCACGGTTAGGTTCAAAAGCATTTAGGTCTTGTTTAAAATAGTTAGAAGTTGTATCACAACTCATTGTTGTGTAAGCACTAAATGGAACAACAGACTCATTCGTTGCCATATCAATGATAGAGTAAGCACCTTTTCCATGTGGTATGAAGCTACCACTTACAGTTTGAACTGATGTAGAAAAACTTTTCTGTATGTATCTCTTTCTAGCGCCAAACCTAAACTTAACAGTTTCTTTTTCTTTATACGCTTCTCTAAAATGTATTGGATAAAGATAATTTTCACTATTGCCACTAACATCTAGTTCAGTTAAACTGCCTGTATTTGAACCAGTTGCTGGTAGATGGTCATCCCATTTTAATTCTATTTTTGGTGAGTATATCGTATTAGTTTGTCTTGAGAAAAATTTTAAATCTTCAAAACTACCAGTCGATATTTCTCTACTACCAGAAAGTCTAATTAATAAACCATAATTATTGTTTTCACCACTAAACCACTTTTTAGCAACAGAAGTTATATCCATATTTATATCAGGTGATTCGGATGAAAATGATTGTGTAACTTCATCTTCTGATATGTAAGTTCCACCAGCATCTTCCCAAGTGACTTCAGCTCCGCCTTGTGGAAACGATCTGTTTTCCCAACTACAACCATCTGTTGTTTTAGGAACATCAGCCTCTTTACCTACTCCTTCACTCCAAGATTCACTTATAGGATAAGCAGCAATTGTGTACTCTTCACTTAAACCACTTGTACCTTCGGTTTCATAAAGTCTTAAATTTAGTTTATAATCACTTGGTAAAACAGATGAACTAATATAAGTTTCAATTTCTTCAGTATCAAACTGTAATAAAACACGAGTTGGATAATGAAATGTTCTATCAAAAAATACTTTTTTTAATTCAAGAACTTCATCTTGTCCTGTATTTTTATCTTTAAAATCTTCACCCGTAATTTGATTTGAACCACTACTGATAAAGGAGTCTTTGGTTGTAAAAAAATATTTATGCATTATATCACTTTCCCATAAATGTCGTTATTAGGATTTCTTAATTCAAATACAGCAGGAGTAACTGATGGTCTATATATTCCATTCTCTAAAGCGTTTTCAAAATTATATTGAAATCCATAGTCTATATTTCCATCAGAGACAATATCACCATCACCTTGATAATAGTAAAGTTTTCTGCCAGTGGCATATTCATCATTTCCATCTTGGAATAACTTAAGTTCTTGTATTCCTATTACACCATCTAAACTTAAAATGTTATATTGTAAATCATTCATATTAATTGATTGTTTAAATTGCATCTTTTCCACTTTGAAAAAATCTTTTATGACATCAATAACATTTAATTTAACTTGAGTTGCATTAAATCGTCTATCAGCTGAAACTATAAATCTAACTCCAAAATTAATAAAGTAACCAGAAAATAAAGTATCATTTGCCGTAAATCCAAAATCAACGATGTCGTTAATCATTCTAAATTGATTTAAATAAGTGGCTACATTTTGTAATATAAGTTGTGGAGTTTGCACTAATTTTTTATCTTGATTGTAAGAAAGAGTGGAAACAAAAAGTGTACCACCATCTAATCTTTCAACATAAGCTTTAGCAATACTACCAAATTTAGTGGGTAAACTTTGTATTCTTGCCGTGTAATCTTCTTTAGTTACACAACGAAGTTGAGAAGCAAAAAAAGCACTGGCATTATTTCTTATCTCCTCTACTGTTTGTCCATCAGTACCACCTATACTTGGTTCATCATTTGTTACTGTTAACTCTACACCACTTGGGCTATTATTAACAGTTGTAAGTTCACCCGACTGAACATTGGCTCCAGATCCGCCTCCTCCTCGATAAGTAAATGTTAAAATAGTGTTTGATGGAGTCTCCCCTAAATTTAAATTATTACCAACAGTAAGACCTATAGAACCTGGTATATCAGAAAGATTAGTTCCATTTATAGTTACACCAGCTTGTTCTACGGGATCTACATTTGAACCAGAATTACTAAATCTAAATAATCCATTACCAAACTGAAATTTATATGTTTGAGTATCTTCATCAAACTTAGTGGTAAACTTTTTATTTGTCTTTACATATTCAGCAACATAAGGTATTGGTATGGATGAAACATCATCACTAGCTTCTCCTTGACTGTAAGAAGTATCTCTTGTATTATCATTGGTGTAGTGTGTTTCTTTTAATACTTTTTCTTGTGCTAGGTAATCAACCTCATACCATTTTTGACCTGAGGCATCTACACAGTCTATGACTTCAATTAAATCATCTTCTCCTAAGTCTAACTCTAAAAATTTTGTTGGACTTTCTACTGTAAAAGATTTTGTTTTTGTTTTACCAGATATAGCTCTCACATACCTAGTTAAAACATAAGAAGTGGCCTCTCCATTTTCGTCAAGAATCGGTGAACTTATTTTAGGATCATTAGAGCCACTTGATGTGAAATCTATTTCACTTGTTGTTTCAAAAAGTATCTCAGAGTCAATATTTGAAGCAATTTGTAGTCCACTATCAATAGATGATGGAGCTTCACCGTATAAGGGTTCTCCATTATCACCAGCATTAATTGTTGTCTCTACTTTTAACCTAACAACTGACGGTGTTTTGTTTGGAGTTTTGTAACCAAGAAACTCTGCAAGTCTACGAATATTTCTTTTTTCTGTGGCAGTAGCTAAAATATTTTCTTTGTAATTATAATCAATGTAATAAGAAAGGACATCACCAACATAACTTGATAATTCTATCAACATCATACCTGGAGATGTTTCATTAAAATCCTTGTATGTATCAGGAAAATAAGATTTAGTATACTCAATTAAATCAGCTTTTATCGTGTTAAAATCTTTACTAGTATAATTAATATTTGTCGGTATTAATTTTTGTTTGTCTGTGTATGCCATTAGTATCTCCTATGTATTAATAACCACCTGCGCTAGGTCCAGACTGACCACCAGTGCCACCACTTACATTACCGCTACTCGAAGCACCACCACTTTCTGCTACTCCTGTTCCACCTGTAGTTAAATCTACTTCAACCGATTCTATATAATTTGGAGCTCTTTTTAAATTAAAATCTATCTTCACATTTACTTGATTGGAACTATCCACTCTATTTACTTGAATATCTCTTAGTTCAACAAAAGGTAACCATATTTGAAATGTATCTAAAATTTCATTTTCAATTTTAATTATTGTATCATCATTTAATGGTTCAAATAATATTTCTTTCAAACCCATACCTAAATTTGGTTGAAAAACTCTTTCACTTTTATTAGTTTTTAAAAGAAGTTTTATATTATTTTTTATTGCGTCTACAGTTGTTTTTGTAGTTTGAAAATATCCATCACCGTTAGGAACTCTAGCAAAAGGAAAATCAATTCCTACAGAAACTCTCGTATCTCTATCTTCTACAAACCTATCTTTTCTTCTGTCTAATATTGGCATTTTATGATTTCGTTACTTTTTTTAACTGTACTTTACTTTTCATTGACTCTATCCTACCACCAGCTTTTAAATTACTTGGTTTTTGACCAGTATCACTAACAGCAGTGGTTATGGGTATTAATGGTATTGTTACAGGACCTCCAGCATTTGGAATACCTTGTACATTCGTGAGAGTCTGTGACATTTCTAATTCAGTAACAGTAAATGTTTGAGCTTGAACCCATTTTACTATCGCATCTCTCAAATCATCAGCTAAATCTTCAACTTTTTTCTTACCTTTAGCATCAGCATCAAGATATTCTTTTCCTAAGTTTTTTTCAAAGGCATCATATATGTCTGTCCTAAGTCCCATTCTTAAACCTTGCTTTTTCTTCTACTTTTTTCATTACTTGAGAATAATCTTTTGTGAACGCCTCTGTTAAATGTTCAGGCAAATTTTGTGTATTATCTGTTACAGACTGAGCTTGTGGTTCTTCATTTATTTTTTTCCAATCATCAGATGCTGCTGTTTCAGCAAGAATATCATTTAAGATACTATCTTTTGTTAATACAGGATTTGATTGTGGTAATGTCGGAGTCGGAACTTTTGACTGAGTGTTTGTTTTTTTAGTTGAAGATGAGTTAAGTTGTGGTGCTCTATCTTCTACTATACTATTAGTATTACCATTAACTAACACTTCATTTAATTTTTTTTCAAGTCGACTAAATTTATAATCTAACTCTTCTCTTACTACTTCTCTTATTAATTTCTTAAATATATTAACCTTCATTTTTACTCCTATCTGTTTTCTTCTATGAAATGATGATGACTTAAAAAACTAGGTCCATCAATACCATAAGTAATGTTTCCTTCATCATCCTCAGTTGATCTTCTTTCTTCTAATTCTGCTAACACATCTGTTATACTTATTTCAGCTCCTTCAACTGTAAGACCACTTGCTGAAAATAACGGTGAGCCAGTAGAGTCTACTAGTGGTACTGGAACTCCTTGTACTAGAGCGTGAGCATTTTTTAATATCTTTGTCATTATTTCTAAAATTTTTCTTAATTCTTCTCCCAGCACCATTGGTTGATTTTGAGTTTTTGCTGGTTCTCCTAAATAAATATTACCAGAATTAATAACTGAATAACCTTGATTGTTTAAAGTAAAATTTTGTTTAGAACCAAAGTTTATATTTCTGTTTGATGAAACAGTAAAATCACCCTCTCTACTCCTAGCATCAAATGTTATTTTATCTGATGTTATAATTATTTGATTAAATTTTGTTTCGTTACCATCTTCCAATTCACCATAATTATAATCAAACTCCGATTGTTCACCGTCATTTCCAAGATTTAACTTAAACAAGGGATTATCATTTTCACCTAATATATCAGTAGATAATCTATATCCACTATTAAGAGTAAAATTTTCTTCCAAAGAACCATTTGACAACATCGATATTAAAGAACCTTGACTCAATGACTCCTCTATATTATTATTATTGTTACTTATATTAATTAGTGGAAATATATCTCTTGAACCAATTCTAATTGCATTCGAGTGTCTACCCTCAAGCAGAACATCAGAGTGTCTTGATGCTTCATATGAGATAGAATATAAATCTAAATTACTTTTTCTTTTTTGTAATTTTTTTACTGATTTGTCGGCATATTCAACACCACGACCTGTACTAGTGTCTACTTCATTTCTAAGATATAGCCCTCTGTTTTCTAATTTAGAATCGTAAAAATTAGAATAAGATTGATTTGGATTGTTAAAAGTATTTAAAGGACCAATGTAATAAACTTTTTTTGCTATTTGTGTAAATAAAACGATATCACCTTTGGTTATCGAATCACTTATACCCCTAAACAAAGGTCTTGCCGTTAATTTATTTTTTATTGTAGGTAGAGTGGTTTTTAAAGGTCTTAAGTCTATCATTTGAGACGAGTGAGATTTTTCTTCTGTTTGTTTAGGTGAATCAAAATTGTTAAGATATACTTTGTTAACGATTCCTAAATTAAACTCTATAGCTTTAGTTGCTAAATCATCAAAAATTCTACCTAAAGGCATTATGAGTCACCATACTTTTGTCTTATCTCAGACATATCAACAATGTCGTCTTTCTTCTTTTGCAAATCTTCTGCTACATCTTCGAGAGAAGCCATTAATTGTTCTTTTTCTTCTTCAGACAACAAACTAACACCACTTTCATCAATAGTTTGCTTAGACATTATTCTCTGATATAGAGTTGCTAGTTTAACAAGGTTGTCATCATTTTTAATACCCACATCCATCAGTTCCTTAATAATAGGACCTACAATAGCAATATCTTCGATACCTTGTATGTAACCATGCACCTCTTGGATTAACAAGTCGATTTG